CATCGGTTACTGTGCTTTCGCTCCAGTCCGACGACTCGGCCCCTGTTCGGGGCAGCCGATTAACTCCCGTAAGGAGTTCTCTACCTAAATCCGCCAGCGGTGGTAGAGTTAAGCCATGTAACGTTTGTGTCCGTCACGAACGTGAAGTGAAGGATGTCGTGCACAATGGTTTGCAGTTGCTTCGGATCAGATACGGCTTGCCGTATTCTGAGTTACCGGACTGCTGTCCATCGCAATTATCACGTTTCCTAAGTTTTCTTTTGCTACAGGGCAAGGAGCGGGCCACTGTAGACTTTCCGCGCCGTCAGGGCAAGAAAGACCAATACGGTCTCTGTTCGCTACAGAGGCTGGGGCGTACTGAACGCTGGGAGCTTGCTCACAGCTGTTCGTCAATTAAAAGAAACCTGCCAGCAGGTTGTAACCGCCACACTCCGTCAGTGCGACAGGCATGGGAAGATGTCGCACTCTCTATACCCCCCCCCACATCTCCTGAGTATCTTGCGCACGTTAAGCGTGTCGCTACTCGGCTCTTTCCCTCCGGATGGGATCGCGACTACCCTCGTTTCGTCAACGAGCATGTTGCCAATCCCACCGCTCGCTTTGAAAAACACTCCCGTGCGGATGTTGTTTGGAAAGGGAGGCGCAAAGAGTTCCTTAACGCGTGTCTTGAGGAAAGCGGAGTTGCTCCCGTTTTCTCTGCGCGTTATAAGGAAGTACAGAGTGCTGGAAAAAAGAGACCTCTTCTCATCTTTGATGAGTTTTCTGATCTCTTGGCTCCTTTACACCGCTTAATTTACTCACATCTTGAGCGGACCACTGACTGGCTCCTTAGCGGTCCTCCGACCGAAGGAAGGATGGCATCTGTCCTTGTCAACGACTATCAGACCTCTGTCGATCTGGTAGCTGCAACTGACGGGCTCGCTCACTCCGTGAGCGACCAACTTCTTGATTCTCTCTTCTTCACCTCTGTGAAGATTCCCCGCCGCGTGCGCTCGTTGGCACACGCGTCCTTGAAGCCCCTTTTTTTTGGGCTTTCGGGTGAGGTTCACGAAGTCAGGCACGGACAGATGATGGGGTCCTACCTCTCTTTCCCGCTTCTCTGTCTTCATTCCTATTGCGCCGCTTCCTGGGCGGCTAGGTTTGATGGCAGTGCTCGTTTTCTCGTGAATGGTGATGACGCGGTCATATCGGCGTCACGGGCTGTCACCGTGCAGGACTACCCCTCTGGGTACCGGCTCAACGATGACAAGACGATTCGAGCGAAGAACGTGGCCGAAGTCAATTCAACCGCGTTTCTTCTTAGAAACGGGAGGTGGCGTGAGGTACGTCATCTTAGGAGAGGAGGAGCTCTTACCGATTATAAGGGGATGATCCACATGGCGAAAGCCGTGTTGATCGCCCCTTGCTGGGTCGACGCCTGGTGCAGGTGTCGGATCGGTAGGAGATGGGGGTTTCTCCCATCGCAACTAGGTCATTCGACCTATGTCTCTTGGAAGCGAGAGAGACAGATGCTGAACCGTCGTACCTTCACGGTTCTACCGAGTTCCCCTTCGCAGGAACCTCCAGCATCGTTGCGTCGAATCACTGGTAGAGATTCGCGCCCGTCGGAAGCCGAGGCTTTGCGGTCCTTTATGTGGGCCAACGGGAGATGGGGGAATGCGAAGAGAGATGAATGGAACCCGTCCTGCGGTTTCGTTCGTCGGACATACTCATACAGGTCTAATCCTGCATGGCGGTATACCAGTTTCGTCAGCTGGTCTGCCGGCGTTAAGAGCCCTACGCGTTCAAGGGCTCCCGATTTCTTTCTCGTTCCTGACGAGTTTGAAACCGAGGAAGAATCTTTGGGTCTCTTCAAGTTGGATCTTTGGCGTCAGGCCTTTGATTCGCTGGCTGAAGAGAGTGGTTGTTGAAGTCTTCCCACGCATCTGGATGACAAGACGGCGGTACCCACGACTTTGAGTTTCTCGGTGCCCTAGGGCTGAAGCCGAGACTTAGTACCCGCGCGGGTGTGCTCATTGAAAGACGAAAGGAGGCCGGGGACTTATTCCGAGAGGAGCATGTTCGCCCAGAATGTAACGTATCTTAAACAGCCATCTAGGCGGGCCCTTGGGCTGATACGGCAACGATAGTGTGTGCCAACGATAGTTGACGTTCGGTATCCGCGGTAGTCGCGGGGTCATTAGTTTGACAGGCTTGTCATGGGCGGAG